CGCCACAGTATTGAATACCCTTTTGTTGAAAGGTTTTCTTAATCATACCACGATTTGCAGTAACCTTTCTATCTAGTGATAGGTTAATACAGCAATATCCAAGACGAGTTGTTTCATTTATCATAGAGCTAATATACTAAATAGTTTTCATTTTTGTGAGCTCTTCACACTTTTCAAATTCTTCTTGCCCTTCAAAATAAACTATCATTTCTTTTAAGAGGTCTTCCTTTTCCTTTTCATCAAATGGAATATCATCTGGCCATGTAAAATGGTTGGATGCAAGATGTTTATACATTTCTTCCATCATATCAATATACATGCTCTCTAGAGCAGCTTTATAATCAATAACTCGCATTCTGATAATTATTTGTAGCTTTACGAATTACTTCAACCACATCGATTGCATCGTCTAGACCATCGTGTGTAACATGATTTTCAAGACCAATGCGTTCTTTACATTTTCCGAGACCCGGAAGAGACTGATCATTTTTCCAATCTGTAACTAACACAGCTGGATCAATAATGCGATTTCTGATTTTAATTTTAGTATTCCACGTTGGAATTAAGGTCTCTAACCAAACTTTATCAAATGCTGCAAAGTTTTTTCCAGCTGCATTAATAATTACTCGGTCTCCATCTACTTCACAGCCATGAAATGCTGCCCAACTCGCAAATGCAGTTGCAACCATTTGAGGAGTTAAGATATTGTGTTTTTTACGATAATCTCCACGCTCTTCTCTTGGAATTTTTTCCATTCCAGCAATAATCTCAATAAGATTCATGTTCATATTAATAGCATAAGCTGAACCTGTATAGTGAGGGTGTTCGATTACACAATTAAATGTAGGCAACTCTGAAATTGGCTTAACGTCATTTGTGTCTTCAATTATTGCACCAATCTGTAAGATCTGACATGTTTGCGGATCTAACCCAGTTGTTTCTAAATCAATTGATATGTATTTCATTTCTTATAGTTTATAATATTATACTAATCTAAGATGTCCCATGGCAAATCAGTATCGTCAATTGGTGCTGATTTCTTTGGTGTACTTGGAGCATCTCCAAATAAGTCATTCATAATTTCATCATCAGTCATGTCTTGCTCATCTAAGATTTGATTAGATTTTGTAACATGAATTTGAGTTGCTTCAATTGTATTGAAGTATTTGATTTGGCCGCTGGGACTTTCCCACTTACGACCGGCTAATTTATAGCCAACTTGAATTTGATCTCCAGGATTTGCAAAATCTAACATTTCACATTTTTCTTGGATTGCAACAAATGTTACATACTGTGGGTACTTATCATTAGTCCCGACTACAAATTCTCTCTTTTTGAATTTTGCTGATACAAACTGGGTATCATCTACATTAATTAAGGTTCCGCTAAAGGTTGACATATTAAAAGTTTGGGTTTGTTATTTTTAAATCGTAATTGTTAAAGCCATCAAATAATTCTCTATCTGCCTGTAATCTGGCTTCGACTGTATGACCAGGCATAACTCGTTCTTCAAGTCTTTGTTTTCTAATTTCTTCTGGAATATCAAAAAATATTACAAATGATTTTGCTCTGTCCTTTTCTGCAAGATGGGCTAATCCGCTTGGAGTCATAATAAAAACATCATCGTTATCAAATTGTTCAATTGAAGTTCCATAGGACCATCCATTAAAATCGATAACTTCATAGAATTTACCTTCATCAATCATTGTTTGACACTCTTCTTTGCTTAAAAAGAAATAGTCTTGACCGTCTACTTCTCCTGGTCTTGGAGGCCGAGTTGTATAACTCACTGCATATTTCATTCCACGTTCTTCTAAACGTTTTCTCATGAAATCTTTACCTGATGCACCAGGTCCTGCTAAAATAATTCTTGGCATTTATATGGTTCTTGTTTTTTCGTAAATTGCTTTAATAACTGGAAATCTTAAAGAGTTTTGACCATGCTGATCAGTAGTTTCTTCAAAGTATTGAACAGTGATTGTTTTACCTATAATTTGATCAGGGTTTTTATAAAATTGTCGACGTTGCTCAATCGAAAAACCTGAACCTACTCTAACTTGATTTCCTTTATGTGTAATAAAAATATTACCTAGCATTTCTTCTTCAACCTCTCGGCCATCTTCAATAACTCGGTGAGTTGAGTTTTCAACACCTTCTACAATATATTCTGCATCCCAAAATTTCTTGACTTTAAGGATTTCATCACTGCGTTTTCCAATATATTGTGTGTCTTTTCTTAACATTAGACCCTCCCAACCCTGAGCAGTCGAATTAGTAATTTCAGTTTGTAACTGCTCTTCAGATTCAATTAAGGTTTGTTTTAAGATTGTAGTATTTTTTAAGTCAATTCCACTAAATATCAAAGCAGCAACAGTAATTCTATCCTTAAAGGTTCTATCAGTTGAAGACGTTTGAGTATTAAATTCCTCCAAAGTTAAGCAGTCAAATACTAAATATTTAGGATTTTTGATTGTATGGTTTTTGCGACCAATTTCTTTAATAATTCCTTGAAAATCTTCTTGACCCTCAGCATTCATCATACAGACCTCACCATCAAGAACAGTATCAATTAGGTTTAGTTTTTTAATGTCAGCCTTTAGCGTATCTAGAGTTAAAAACTCGTTTCCTCCTCTAGAAAAGAATTTAATTTCACCTGTCTCATCAATTATCGTAATGCATCGAACTCCATCGAGTTTACGGCTCATATACCAATGATCTTCAAGCCTTACTTTCTTTTTGGTTTTATCGTCATATGGTAGAGCTAGCGCAACATCAAAGGTTGGAATAGTTCCAGGTAAAACTGAGTTAATTAAGGTAGTTGTAGCACGAGTTTTTAGGTTGCGATCTAAGATACTATAGATCACTTCTGAGAACTCCAAATTCTTAGCTATAAATCCATTAACACAAGCAATTGCAGAGTTGCCAGTGACACGACGTTCATTCAGGTCGTCTAATAATTGGAACAAGTCATCGTAATTATCGAAGATAAGGTCCTGATGTTTCTTTAAGTTTGCTGGAGTAACATAGTATTGCTTAAATGGCGAATACGTATATTCCAGGATCTTTCTAAGAAATGGACTATCAAATTGGCCAAGTACTGCCTTTTTATCATTGGTCGATGATGTTACATTCATCGATTCAATAAATTCCTGAATTTGCTTGAGATTTATCATATACTTATTATACAAAAAAAGGAGACCATTGGTCTCCTTTCGGCATATAAAAGACGCCAGTAATTAGGCGGGAGTTTCCTCTGTTTTGGGAGCCTCGGCTGGAGTTTCAAGAGCTTTAATTGCTTTATCTAGCTCATGAACTTTTGAATAGGCACTGTTTAATTGGAAAGAAACTTTAAATAAGGCTTGTGCGTTGTGTAAGCCTGTGAATTTTGCACGATTCAAGAAATATAAGCAAGATTCAATGCATGCTGCAGGTAGACGAACTGGTGCAGTTTCTGAATTTTTGCCCTCTCCTTTATGATTTTCAATTTCTCCAAGTAACATATTGTGATTTTGTAGGATAACGAAAGCTTCGTTTGGTCCAGTAAATTCAACATTATTTTTTAGGAAATTTCTTAACCATTTAAGATCGTCCATTGTCATTGATTGAACATCAAAATGGCCACGACGTTGTGCTTTAAGACTTTCGATTTCTGATAATTCTTGTTGAGGTTCAGTTACCTCAGTAGGTTGATCCATAACTTGATCAACTGATTCTAAAATTTGCTCTTCTTGAGTTACAGTTTCGTTTGACATAAATATCTTTGTTTTTGTTAAGATATTATACCAAACTCTATTCGATAGTTTCAATCAAACGTTGAGCAATTATCTGTTGAGATCGTGATAATTTATTAACTGCTTCTTGAAATGGAATAAATCCAGCCCAATCTACTTCCTCCGCTTGTAGTTGTTCTTTAGGTAATTTAGGCGAATCGAGGCCAATTTGTTCAAGGCTCTCAATGTGTACTTCAAAGTAAGCGCAGCGACTGTGAGGAATACCGCGACGGTAAAATACAAAATATTTCTCATTTTTATCAATTAGTTCTGGATCTACCGTAACCCCGGTCTCTTCTCTAGTTTCACGAATTGCGCAAGTTAAAA